GCGTGATCTCGCATCGTGCGCAGACGCCGGCGTCGCGTTTCTCGAGCTCACGCCGGACGATCTGCGGATCGCCGGCGCGGATCTGCGCGTTGACGACACAGCGATCCGAGCACCACGTCCGGCGCCGCTTCGGCACTTCGCCGCCGCAGCCGCGGCAGCGGCCTCGAGGCGCCCAGGGTATCGACGTGCGGCGATCGAATGTCATCCGACGACGAGCTCGCCTTCAGGCTGATGCTCGATCAGCCAGTTATAGCCATTGGCCGCGCCGTCGACTTGATCGTCGTTCGAGCCCTTCGGAAACGCGCAGAGCTCGTCGATAAAGGTTTGATTCCACGGCCCGCGCACGAGCCACACATCGCCGTTTTCGCACGCGCCGCGAAACGGCCGCGCCTTCGTGACTTTGTCGGTCCCGGCGGTCGCGTACTCGTACGAGAGGCCGGCGTGCGTGAAGTCGTTCGCGTGCGCGTTGCAAATCTTTTTCCCCGCGCTGCCGGGCTCTTGCTCTTCAAATTGCGCGCACGTCGGCCCGTCGAGCTTCGCTTGCCGCAGCATTTCGCGATCGCCCTCGCCCGGGCCCCACTGGCCGCGCAGCGCGTGCTCGACGTAGACGCGCCCGTCCTTCGCCCAGGCCATCTTGACGCCGGCCGTGTAGTCGCCGTCGTCTTGTGTCGCGGCGGCATCCCAGGACCGTACGCGGATCGCGTCGGTCGGCACGGCGTCGACGAATTGGCCGAACCATTCCCGCTTGAAGAGGTTGCCGGATTCGGGGAGCGGATCTTGATTCTGCTGCGCGGAGAATTCGCCCTTGAGCAGCTTGCGCGCGGCCGCGACGGCGCCCGGGCCCATCCGTTCCGGACAGAGCAGCGCGCCCTCGTCGCGCCGCGGATCTTGCCAGCCGAGCGACGTCTTCGGCGGCGTGATCTTCGCGCCGCCCTCGATCGTGATCTGCCGTTTCTTGGAGTATTCCTGCGGCAGCACGAGCAGCTCGTACTCGCCGGTCGCGGCCAGGTGGCCGATCAGATCGTCAGTATGGATCCGCTGGCCGATCACGGCGCGGCCGCCGTGCTCGAGATCGTCGAGCCGGCCAAACCAGACGGTATCATGCCACTCGATCACGGCCTTTCGAACGGTTTCGCTATGCCGCTCTTCGATGTTATGCGGATCGTCGAGCACGGTGAGATCGCCGCCCTTGCCCGTGCCGCCGCCGACGTGCGTCGTGATCCGGTACCCGCCGGCCGTCGTCTCGTAATAGTCCTTTTCGTTTTGATCGTCGCGCAGCCGCACGAGCTCGCCGAAATGCCGTTGATACCAGAGCGACGAGATCACCGTCCGCGCGCGCACGGCATGCTCGAGGCCCGGGCCGCCGGGAAACGACGCGGCCAGCACGCGCCGGCGCGGATCGCGCGTCCAGAGCCAGCTCGGCAGGCCGATCGACCACGTCGACGACTTGGTAAACCGCGGCGGAATCGCGATCAGGATGTTCTGAATTTGTCTGAGTGCGAAGGCCTGCGCATGGTCGCAGAGCGCGTCGAAAAAGAATCCGCCGATGAGCGGGAATCGCGGCTCGATGATCGGCCAGATCGCCCGCATGTAGACGCGCAGGCTGCCGCGGGCCTCGTCGGCGGCGCGCCGTTCGTCGTCGGTCAGTTGTGCGCTCCCAAGATCCGCCATCGGCGCATCAGGCGGCGTCAGTCGGTGCGCGAGCTCCCGAATCAAGAAGTCCCGAGAGAGCGACGACCACGGCAGTAACCTCTGACGGATTTTGTACATGACGTCTCACGATCTCGACGAGCTGCGCGATCACTTCGAGCACTTGGCCCTGCGTCAACATTTGGTGCGTATCGCGTAGGATCCGCGCCTGCGACGTCGCGAGCCGTCGCTTCAAGTCGAGCTGATCCGTGAGCGCCAGGTCGATCGCGGCCGTCGCGCGTTTCGAGGCCTTCGAGGCCTTCGCCGGCTGCGCGAGGCGCCGCTGCTCGAGCGCGTCGACGATGCGGGCTTCGGTCAGCGCGAGCTCGGCGCCAAGATTGAGCAGCTCCGGATCCGAAACGGCGCGGGTGTAGGCCGTCGCCATCTCGCCGAAGAGATGCCCGACGTACTTCGAGCGGCCGCCGTGCCGATACGTGCCGGACGCTGAGCCCTTCGCGGCGTGCATGCCGTGATACCGACACGCGCCATTCGGGCCGACCGGCTGCGTACACGGCAGCGGATCGAAGGCCTGGCAGGTGCAGCCCTTCCGCGTGCAGGGCCCGCGATTATTGACGTGTTCGGAGCGATGATGGCGGCCCATGCCGCGTTTGCCGCAGCTACACGTCTTCGTTTGGCGGCCGCAGGCCGGCGTCGGCGCCGCGCCGGTCGCGCGCGGCCGCGCGGGCCCGGGCGCCGGCACGGATGGCGGCGCCGCCGGTTTACGCGTCCGGCGCCGCGCCATGCCCCGTCGACGACGCTCGAGGATAGACGGCGAGCGGCCAGAGCGACTCGTCGACGTAGGAGCGGCCGACCGTGACCGGCACGAAGAAATGCTCGGCCGACGTGCAGCGCGCGTCGGCGATGGCCTCGCTCTGCTCGAGGCCGAGGTACTGCCAGATCGCGGCGCCGCCGCCCGTCGTGCCGAGCCAGAGCCCGACGAGCCACAACGGCCAGCCGGTCAGATCGGCCGGACCCTCGACGCCGATCGCCGCCTTCGGACAGCGATTGTCGGCGTACCGCGTGCCCTTCAGGGCCCGGCAGGCCGTGCACTCGTCGCCGATCCAGGTGTGCGACGGATGGCCGGGCGCGCCCTTACGTGACACAAGCGATCTCCGGTCGACGTTGGTACCGTCGCTCGAGGCCGACCGACCGGATCCCGACTTGGCCGCTGCGCACGAGCTCGCCGAGCACGGCCCGTACCTGCTCGAAGCTGGCGGTCGGCGGCGACGCGTCGCTCAGGGCCTTGAAGTCGTGCGCCGCGCCGTCGTTCAAGACGGCGACGCAGGCCCGGCGAATCAGCGCGAGCCGATCGGGCCGCTCGCCGGCCGGGCTCGAGGCCGTCGGCCGCGGCCGCCAATCCCTCGACGGCACGAGATCGGCGACGGCCAGGCGGATCGTCCGATAGCCGCTCTGCGTCGTCGACGGCCGGCCGCCCGGGCCGGCCTTTTCGACGCGGCCGGCGGCCATCAGACGCCCGATCGCGTCCTCGATGCCGGCCTGGCCGTAGCCGTATCCGCCCTTGCCCCTCGCCCGGACAGCCGGCCGAACCTCGGTCAGCGGCCGCCAGTCGTGCGACAGCTCGGCCAAGACGTCAGCCTCGATCCGCGACTGTCGCGACGCGATGGCGGCCTCGAGCTGCTCGCAGCGGCCGGCCGGCGCCGTCTTCGGCGTCGCCGCGGCCATCATCGCCGCGACGGTCGCCTCGCGCGACTCGACGACGGTCGCCGGCGCGGCCGGCGGCGCGACGGCCGGCACGGCGGCGCCCTCACGGCCGATCCGCCGATACCCGTTCTCAATTTGATCGATCACGTCAGGCGCGGCCGGCTCGGCCTCGAGCGCCGGCCCGTCTTTGAGCGGCACGGCAATTCCCGGCGATAGGTTGAGCCCGATCAGCGCCGCGGGCCGCTCGAGCTCGTCGGCCTGGCGCGTCATGTTGTCGAGCCAGTCATGGAAGATCGCAACGAGCCGCGCGAGCGGCACGTCAGCGTCGACGGCCAAGCTGCCGCGCAGCCCGCCGCGGGTGATCTCTGCGGTAAGACGTGGCATGGTCAGGAGCGACCTTTCGCAAACGAGCGCCCGCGGCCGCCAGCATGGGCGCGGCCGCGGGCCCGAGACGAGCGTGCTATGCCGGCGGCGGTTCCGGCGTCGGTGTCGTGCCGGTTTCGGTCGGCGTGTCGCCGGCGACGGTCTGCAGGCGCGTCGAGAGCGCGTCGAGCTGATCGGCGATCACGCCGGCATCGGTCGACGACAGGCCGCCCGCGGCCGCGGCCGCGGCGAGCTGCGCCTTCAGGTCGGCGAGCTCGCCGGCGATCTTGTTCGTTTCGGCGTTTGCGAGCGCCATTGCGGCATTCAATCGTTCGAGTAACGTCATGATGGGCCCTTTCGGTGAGACGGCCGCCAGGATGCGAGCGATCGCGTCGTCAGGGCGGCGAGCCGCGACGCGCCGGGGAGCGGAGAGCGTGAGGCCGATCAGGACGCCGACGAGCACGGCGATCCCGATGAGCAGCCCGACGTCGAGCCTGTCGAGCGAATCGAGGAAGGCGGCGATAGACACGGCGGCAGATCTCCCGGCAAATCCTCGGCGCGTCACGCGACGAGATACGCGATCGTGATCGCGGCGAGGCCGAGCGCGAGCAGATTCAACAGAAATGCACGCATGCGACGAGGCCCTCGGCGATTCCGGATGTAGCATGACGCGGCCGGATGTCCGGTCAGACGCGCCGGCCGCAGTCTAGGCCCTTCGCCCGTCGGCCGTCAACGGCTTTTCCGCTGTCGTCGTCGTCGGTCAGCGGCCGATCACCACGGCCGACGACGGAATCCGACCGCCAGCGCAGCCGCGAATACAAGACGCATTGATCCTCGAGGCCCGGTCGAACCTCGATCACGCCGCCGATCCGCCGAATCACGGCCAGGTCGCGGCGTACGGTGCGATTGTGCACGCCGAGGGCCCGCGCGAGCTGATAGAGCGTGAAGGCCCGCTCAGACCGCAGCAGCCGAATGAGCCGCAGGGCCCGCTCGAGGTTCCGGCCGCGTTTGGCCTCGTTCACGCGACAGCCGGGCGGCGTCATGAGAGCATCGGCTCGAGCGGCCCGGCGTCCTGGCGCGCCGGTCGCGCCGGTCGCGTCCGGTACTCCGAGTCGTGCGGACAGTCGCGCGTCGTGAGAAAGCCGGCGAGATCCGGCTCGCGCTCGAGGATCCGCCGTGCGTAAAATGCCCGGTAATTGTTATTCAGCTTGTAGACGTCGCCCGTCGTCTCGAGGTAGCGGAAGCGAAGAATTTCCCAGGCCGCCCCGATGCCAAACCGCGGCAGCCCGCGATCCCGCATGTAGCGCAGCACGCGGCACGCCATCCGGTACACCTGCGGATTGAGCGCGTGAAACCGCTCGGCCCGCTCGATGAGTGTGCCGGCGCGCGGATCCGGATCCTCGGCGAGCGGGATCAGGTCGGCCGCGTCGAAGACGAGCGCGAGCTGCTCGGCCGCCGGCGGCGCGTCGGCATCCCAAAACACGGGCTCGTCGTGCTGCACCAGATAGCCGCGATGCCGGCCGCCGTGGCCCGGTTCACGGTCGCAGGCGAGCCGCAGCTTCGGCGAGATCCGACCGCAGAACCAGGCCTCACTCGGCATCGACGTACTCGAATTGAATCCGCGTCACGCGATCCGTCCGCCGGCTGCCAGGATTGATCGCCCGAAACATCCGAAGAAACTCGTCGACCGTCATCGCCGGAAAGCCTTCGCGATGCACGTCTTGCGGCGTAATGTCGCCGAGCACGGTCTGCGAGACGCTCACGACGCGAATCGGGCCGCCGATCGGCTCGACGTGCTCGCCGGCCTTCAGCCCTTGCGCCTTCAGGAACGGCTGCAGCAGCGCGCCGGGCTGTAGATCTTTCCAGCCCTTCCGGCGCGTGACGGTCTTCGTCCGCCAGAAAACCTGTTGCGCCGTCGCTGCGAAACTCATATTCCGCACGACGTTACCAGTCGACGATCCGGCCGACGCCCTTCGGATGCGAGGCGAAGCGGGTCGGCGCGATCTGTCGCCAGGCCGGCGCGATGCCGGGCGGCAGCGCCGGCCGATCGCCGACGGCCGTCGTGTGCACGAGCGGCGCCGCGGCCGACCGGGCGAGCGCCACGGCCTCGAAGGCCGTCGCCAGCACGACGGGCCCGGGCGTCACGACCGCGCCGCCGTCCGGCAGGCGGCCGCCGTTGAGAAACGTCACGGGTACATCCGTCGGGCTGTCGCACGCGCAGCAGACGATCCCCTTTTGATCGCCGTAGATCTCGAGCCGCTGATACGGGTTGTCCTGCTGCGCCTGCGCGTCGAGCTCGGCCGCGCAAAAGGCCTGATTCCGCATGAGCGAGATCACGACCTTGTGGATCCAGGCCTGCAGCGCGTCGACGGGCGCCTCGGTGTTCGCCTGGCCGTGGTGACAGTCGACGTACGCGGCCATGACGCGCTGATAACTCCAGCGGTCGCAGATCCCGTACGTGTCGCAGGTGTTCGGCGAGTACCCGCAGTCGGCCGGATCCCACCATGCGCAGGCCTCGGCGCCCATCCAGTGAATCGAGACGAGGATCCCCCTCGGATGCGCCCAGGCGGCGGCGTCCATTGCCGCCTTGACGAGATCCATCGGCGAGTAGTACCGATCGGCCTGCCAGCAGACGCAGACTTCGTCGACGAGGCCCTCGGCGTGCAGCGCGTCGAGCCAGTCGACCGCATCCGAAAACGGCGCGCCGTCACTGATCGCCACGACGATATTCAGCATGCCGGCGGCCTTGCAGGCCCGCGTCGCGCGCTGCAGATCGACGAGCGCGCGCCCCATGTTGAGCGTCTGCGGCCGCGAGTGCACGGGATGCGTGTAGCCGGCCGCCCAGTACGACGCGATCGAGAGCGCGAGCGCCGGCGGCGAGTAGCGGACCCAATCCCACGTGCAGGTGAGCTCCGGATCGTCGCTTTCGCCGCCTTCCGTCAGGCCCGCGACGCGATGCCCGAAAAAATTGCCCCGATGGATCCGGACGTTCGGCGTCAGGCCCCATCCCCCCGGCAGCGTCGTCTGATATGGCGTCTGCGCCCAACAGGACGCGACCGGCGGCGGCGGTTGCGTGTCGGTCAGCCCGGGAAACGGCGGCAGCGCGGCGCGCGGCGGCGGCGGAAAGAGCGGCGTACCGGCCGCGCCCATCGTCGCGACGGCATGATGCAGGCCCATGATCTACTCGGCCTTGCTCAGATCGAAGACGGCCGCGTTAAACCAGACGATCGGCTCGCCGTCATTCGACGAGCGGACGGCGGCGAGATTCGACACGCTCGCCGGATTCGCGAGCAGAAAGGCCTCGAAGCGGCCGGCGCCCGTGCCGTACGCGACCCAGTCGAGCGAGCCGTCGCGCTGCACGCTGGCGACTTTGCTGCCGTCGGCCGGATCGACCAGGCAGACGTATTTTCCGCCGAGGCCTGACGGCTTCGTGCCGCGGTACGCGAATGAGAGCTGCGCATTCATAGATTCGACTCCTTGTGTCGGATTGACGGGCGGAATGGGCGGCAGCGGCTCGAAGACGGCCGCGCCGGGCGTTTGACGGCAGATCGTCTGCTGGAGCTCGGCATTGGCCGGCACTTGGCCGCCGTCGAGCCGATCCCAGGCGAAACAGAGCGCGGCCTTATGCTGCGGGCCGCGCGCGTTGATATGGTCGACGCCGGCGACGGCGATCGCGCGCACGTCGGCCGCCGTGTAGAGCGGGCCCATCGTGTAGGCCTGCAGGATGTCGGCGAGATCGTAGCGCCAGCGCCGCTCGAGATCCTCGGCCTCAGCTTTCCAGCGTGCGACCGCGGCCGCGAGCGTCTCGCCGGCGTACCGATACAGCTCCTTGATCGGCAGGCCCCATCGCGGCATCGTCGACAGCACGCTCGAGGGAAAGAATCCGGTCCCATCTTGCAGGAAGGCCGGCCGGACGCGATGCGCGGCCGCGGCCCGGAGTACCGTCGGCCAGTCGGGCTCGAGCTCCGTAAAGACGCCGAAGAAACACGGCCGACCGTCCGGCCAGGTCGCCGGCGGCGTGCGCGTCGTGAGCGACTTCACGTCGACGAGCACACGACAGCCGACCGGCGTCACGTCGGCGAAGTCGACGCCGTTGCCGACGAGTACGATCGTACCGGGTGAGGCCGCGAGCATCATCGCGCCTTCTTTCCCGTCCGCCAATCCACGTTGCACCAGACGCAGACATGGCCGGCGGCCAAATCGCCCGACTTCTTAGAGAGGCCGCTCGTCGCCTGCAGGTGTTCGGACCACGCATCTTTCAGGCGCGAGATCAGATTGCCGTACCCGTAGCGCGCGCCGAGCTCTCTCACGGTTCGGATCGCGTCCTGCTCTCCGGGAAAATACCGCGGGATCTCCGCCGCCGCCGCAACTTCTTTTTGCCGTTTTGTCATGCGCGCGCCTTCAGCGGTCGCGAGGCGCGAGCGCCGCGGGCCTCGAGCCAAAAGAGATCGCCCGTGTCGCGGCTGCGAAAGGCCTTCGCCGTCGCGAGCGCCTGCTCGACGGTAAAACAGTACGCGAAGACGCTGATCCGGCACGGCGGCGCCGGCGCGCCGAAGATGGGCCCGAATCGCTTCACGAGGATCGGCGCGTCGTATCGCATGATCAGCGGCTCGGAAACACGACGCCAGCGTCGAGGTTATGCGTAAAGGCCGGCACGTCGAGCGGCGGCGTCGTCAGGTTCACGAGCGGCAGCGGAAACGTCCGGCCGTTGATCGTGCAGTTCATCAGGGCGGCGTCGCACTGATAGATCCGCGGCACGGTTTCGCCCTGATTCTCGCCGGCCGCGACGACGATCGACGCGTCGAACCGGGCGGCGATCATCGGATCGAAGTCGCGCCCGTCGCCCGAGAGCACGGATCCGAGCGGCGCCTCGTCGAGCCAGCCGACGCAGAGCCCGAAACCCGGTTGATAGCCCGCCCAGGCGATGCGGCCGCCGACGGCCGGGCCCATCGCCACGACGGCGCCGGCGGTCGGCAGCGCGACCCGCGACGGCGAGGCCGTCACGCGATCGAAGTTGACCTCGTAACACGGGCCGCCGGCATTGAGCAGCAGCAGCCCGTCGTCGGCATTCGTGACGGTTTCCTTGAAATAGGCGCCGAGCGCAAGCCGCGACTCGATGCCGCCGGCCGACCGCACGATGAGCGTCGTATAGTCGGGCGTCTGACAGAAGAGCCAATCGCCTTGTCTGGAGCTGCCGAGCGCCACGCGATCGGGCCAGTAATTCCCGTCGCTGTCGCGGGCCCCGTCGGTATGCGCGGTCAGCCGGCGGCCGCGGCCGTCCGTCCAGAGCCCGATCACGGTCTGCCAGCCGGCCGGCTCGAGATAGCTCGGCTGCGGATTCACGAGGGCGGCCCCGTAGAGGCCCGGGCCGGCTGAGCCGGCGACGATCGTCGCGCCCGGGCCCTGCAGGGCCTCGAGATGCGCCTGCGCGTGCGCCAGGGCCGCCGAGGCGCCCGGCACGGCCATCCGGACGGCCGGCGAGATCGCGGCCAGCCTGGCGACGAGCTGCGCCGTATTCCAGCCCCCGTAAAAGACGATCCCCTCGTCGACGAAGTCGGCGCCGCCGCTCGACAGGCCGGCGTTTGGCATGACCATTGCGCCGTTGAGCACGACGCCCTGCACGCCGCCGAGCACGTTGAGGCCGTCCGGGCTGAGTCTCATGCGTCGTACCAGATAAAGAAATGCGTCGGATCGCCGCAGGTGCATCGATCGCTCTCCGTCGGCAGATCCGAGAGACGCCGGTACGTTCTGATGCCGCCGCAGATCATTGTCACCGTCAGCAGCGGCGCCGAGCGGTCGGCGCCGGATGCGAGGCCACGGCTTGCGGCCTGACCGAGCCAGTCGGCGAGCGTCTCACGGTCGGCCGCATAGACGCCGGCGGTTCGCTTGACGGTGATCTCGATCGTCATCGCTTGAAGGCCTGCCGATCGCGGCACGTCGACCAGTGGACGTCGGCCATATCGTAATGATTGATCAGCCGATGCGTCGCGCCCTCGTGCTCGGTCCTGAGCGCGACGGGCCGCCCGGAAAAACACATTTTTTTCCCGCTCGCGACGACTTCGGCCCAGGTGATCGTTTGCCGACACGTCGCGCCGCGGCAGGTCGCGACGCCGAGCGTGTCGGCGTAGACGGCGATCGTCATGCGCCCTTCAGCCCCAAAACGACCGCGACGACGGCCCTCGCATGCTGCCATGCTTCCTCGAATCGCTCGAGCAGCGCGACACGGGCCCGGAGTGCGACGATCTCGGCCGACGGATCGGCGGCGGCGGCATCCAAACGCCGCGCCGCCGTATTGAGCGCCATCTCGAGCTGTTGCATCCGAACATCATGCGCGCGGACGAAGTTGTCGAGCTCGTCGAGCACCTGCCAGAGCGGCGGCAGCGAGTCGGACGGAATCAGCAGCGTCGGCAGGACACGCGCGCGCAGGCCGTGCACAAAATCGTGCACGTCGCGCGCGAGCGCCGAGTAATTTACGCAGACACGGGCGTACTCGCCGCGCGAGATCGGATTCGGATGTACGACCGTCGTCGCCGCGCGACGGCGGCCTCGAGCGCGGCGCTTCATGCCTGCGGCCTCGGCGGCGCGGCTTCCTGCAGGCCGGCGGCCCTGAGCAGTCGCGCGCCTTCAGGGCACAAATTGAAAGGCTCTGAGCAGCAGCGATCGCAGCGATCGAGATGATCGTGAAAGGCCGCGATCGGTATCTTCTGTGTCATTGAATCCTCGATAGGAGCATTGTCGTTGTCGACGGCGGCGTCGTCCAGATCCCCGACGGGCTCAGCGTCGCGACGAGCGGCGCCGACGGCGGCGAGGCCGCGACGCTATTCGACGCGTGCACGACGAAGAGATGCACGCCGGGCGGAATCGTCGGCGGCAGCGTCCACGTCGGCGCCGTCGTCTGCGCGACCATGACGCCGTCGACGGACACGGCCCAGGACGTCGCCGTGCCGCCCTGCGTCCAGCTCAGCGCGTAGACGTGCGGCGGCGTCGGCGGTTTCGGATGGCCGCACGCGACGAGCCCGACGACGGCGAGGCCGACGAGCGCGCGTCTCACGGCAGGCTCGGCGGTAGGATCCGTAGGTTGGTCGGCGCCGGCGGCGCGACGATCACGGTGATCGCGAAGGCCGCGCTCTTCGGGCCCTCGCCGGCCGCATTGGCCGCGCTGAGCGTGATCGCATGCGGGCCGGGCGTCAGCGTCGGTAACGGCGCCTGACACGCGTACGGCGTCGCCGTGCCTGTGCAGGCCGGTCCGACGAGCACGACGCCCGTCGCGGCGCCGTCGACGTACGCCCGATAGGTGAAGGCCGAGACGCCGGCCGCGCTCGAGCCCGCGACGTCGAGCGTCCAGCCGAGGATCGCGCCAGGCCCGGCGACGGTCTGCCCGGCCGCGGGCCGCCCGACGAGCGCGCATACGACGAGCGCGAATACGACAATCGAGGTTCTCATGCTGTCTTCGCCTCTTTCTGCGTCGGCCGATGCAACGTGCCGGCCGGCATCGCCGTCCGCGTCGTTTTGTGAATCGCATGCGCGATCGCGTCGGCGAGCGAGCACGGGTACTGATCGGCTTCGGTGAGCTGCGCGGCGAGCCGCTGCAGCGCGACGTGCGTCGCGACCGGCAGCAGTACCGAGAGCTGTACCGACTTGCCAGGAAAGCGGCTTTTCCGGCCGCGGACACGAGCGAGCGAATTCGGCATCGGCACAGTATATACCTATGACCTATCGGACGCGTCCGCGTACCTCTTCGACGAGCCGCTGCACGCGGGCCTCGAGCCGCGTGATCCGATCGTCGGCGGCCTCGAAGACGGCCTCGAGCTCGGCCCGGCAGTCGGCATCGAAGTTAACGCCGGCTTTCTTGGCGGCCCGTTCCACGTGGTAGATCAACGTCTGCGCGAGCTCTTTCATACGGTTTCCATACCCTATTCGCCCGCTCAGGACATTCCGAGCGGTAACACTTCCTGCTGCAAACGCTGCGCGGCGATCTCACAGTAGCGTTCTTCGATCTCGATTCCGATGGCTTGCCGGCCGAGATTCTTCGCGGCGACGAGCGCCGATCCGCTTCCCATGAAAGGATCCAGAACCGTACCGGGTACCGCGCTGATGCACATCTCGATCACGCCGACAGGTTTCACGGTAGGATGGCCGATCACGTCCGACTGACGACGATTCCGAAACACCGTGCCCAAGTCATGACGGAGAAAGTTGTCGCCGGTTCCCTTGCTCGCGTGCAGGACGAATTCGGCCTGCTGGCGGAAGCCGTTCCCCATCCCAAAAGACATCTTGTCCCAAACGATCAAGGCCCGTGGCGACCACCCGGCGGCCTCGATCGCCCCTTGTAGAACCGGAAGCTGTCGCCAGTCGATAAAGCTGAAGAGATGCCCGTCCCGTACGACGACGCGCAACGTCTCGACGCCGAAGAGACGCACTAACATCGCGAAGCCGTGAGCCGTGAGATTGTCGCTGCCAATCCAATGATCCGTCCCGAATGCGCCCTCGTCGCGCCGCATGGAGCCGCGGCCGCGCAACGTCGCGGCGTTTCGCGCGCCGCTGCTGTAAGGCGGATCCGTGAACACAATCCCGATGCTTTCACTCGGCAATTCGGCCAGGACCGCCAGCGCGTCGCCGTGAAAAATAGTCACGCCGTCGGCCTCAAAATACCGCCGGGCCGTCGAGCTCATATGGCCTTCTGATCGTCCGGCGCCGAGATCGTCGGCGACGTCGCCGCGGGCGCCGGCTTCCGAATCACCCATCCCTGATCCGTGCGCACCTGCTCGAGCTCGCCGGCCTCGAGTAGCGTCACGATGTCCCGGTGCATCTGCCGCAGCTTCGCGCGCGTCATCGAAGCCGCTTCGATGGCGGCCTCAGACGGCCGGCGGCCGCCTTCGCCGACGAGCCAGCGTGCGACCGTGCCGCCCTGCGCGACCGGGCTATAGCGTTTCCTCATGATGTCGCCTCACGCGCGAGCCGCGCGCACGTGCCGGCGTAGGTCGCGAACCGGCCGACTTTGTCTTCATACCAGGCGGCCGCCTTCGCGTCGCCATCCTCGAGCGCGTGAAAGAAATTGATCAGCGCGAGCTGCGCGCGCTCGCCCCAGTATGCCGCCGACGCTTCGATGCTCTGTCGCGTGCCCATTGGTCTATGCTCCCTTGCGGTACATCGCCCGCGGATCCTTGCCCTGATCGATCAAGTCCTGCAGCGTCGGAAAATGCTCGACAACGTGCGCGCGCAAATCCGCCATCGTTTCGCGTTTGCTCCCGCGCCACTCGCCGCCGGTCGACACGTTCTCGCCATCGATCCATCGCCAGCCGTCCGGCGTGCGCGACACGAAATACCGATCCGCGACCCGATACTCGCCCGGCGCGACGCGCGTCGTGTGTAATTTCCTCATGACGCGCTCACAATCTGCGCCGGCACGCCGGCGGCCTCGAGGGCCGCCAGCTTCGCGGCCGCGGCCTCGACGGTCGCGCAGGCCGTGAACGTGTCGAAGGCCTTCACGATGCGGCCCTCGGCGACGGCCAGGGCCCAGGCCGCGGAGCGGGCGGCGCGGGCCGCGCGCGCCTTCGTCATGCGACGGCGGCCATTCGCGCGATTAAAGGCGGCGCAGTTGACGCACGCGCAGCGGTGACGATTCCGGTTATTGAAAAGGCAGGGGAAGCGGGCGGCCAGCGTCGGCGTCTTCGTCATGAGGTAACTCTATACCGCACTATCAAGCACTGTCAAGCGTTATGTTTCGGGCCGGCCTCGAGGCCATCGGCCCGGTCGACCGCGACGAGCGTGTCGGCATTCCAGCGGGCCGACGGGCCAGCCGTGAAGCCGACGCGACAGACGGCGCGCCGGCTGCCGGCTTCGTGCCACGGGATCCCGACGGCCGTTACCGTCCGGCCAGTCGGCCAGAGCGTATCGCCCGCCCGCAGCGCCCGCACCTTGATCGTCAGTCTCATGCTCAATCCCCCGTATACGTGCCAGTGCGGCCCGGCAGCCGGCTCGGCGCCGCGCTCGGCACGTATGACGAGACGTACGGCCGAATCTGAAACCGCACGACTTCCCACGGGCCGCCGTCCATTTTCGCGCTCACGTTCACGATCGCGATCGCCTGTTCGCGCGTGAGACAGGGCTCGGTCTTCATCTTGCCGTTGCGACAGGTGATCTGTAGGTCGACCATTGGATCCCCCGTTACTCGGTGAACGTCTGGAACGAGCACGACGGCTTCGACGCATCGGCGCGGAACCCTTCGGCGCCGAGCTGCGAGCATTGCCACCAGCCCGCGAGCGACAGATTGCGACGCAGCGCCGCGCCGCACGTCGGGCACGCGCCCGTCGCGACGATCGCCTGCGCGATCGCCTTCAGCTCGGCCATGCGCGCGCGATGCGCCGTGTTCGACTTCCGAGCCTGAATCGCTGACGCCATCGCGGAATCCCTTCGAGTGTCGCGGGCCGAATCGCCCGCCGACTCAGGAAGGATACCAATACATAGTAGGTATTGTCAACCGCGAAATGAGGCCCGTAAATGCTGAGGTTTTCGCGCCTTGCTAATTAGCAGCAGGCGACGGCGCGACGGCCGGCGACGCCGGCTCAGCTCTTCGCCGTGGGGTTGTACTTCCGACCGCCGGCGGCGTCGGGCGGCGCGGCCGGCGACGAGATCGCACGATATGACGCGACGCCGTCTGCGCGCAGCCAGCCGTGGCGCACAAGAAACGCGATCACGACGTCGACGCCGCCGATCAGGTGCGCGACGCCCGCCGACGCGTTGCGCGCCATAAAATCGCGCTGCTCGCTCGAGGGCTGCCCGTCGCCGGCCTTCACTTCGATCCAGAGCGCGACCGGCGTGTACGCCGGCACGCCGTCAGTCGGCGCGTACTGCGGCGGCCGCAAGATCGCGTACAGATCGGCGAGGCCTGGCGTCTGCCGAGTGCCTTGATCCGTCGTCACGGCGCCGCACGATCGGCAACGTTGCGCGCGCCGGCTGCCGAGTATGTAGACGTGCGCCTGCAGCGACTCGAGCAGTCGCACGATGCCGGCCTGCTCGGCTTTCTCGCGCTGCCGCGGCTTCGCGCGCGTACGCGGCGTACGCGTCTCGGCGGCGAGCACTCGCCCGCCGTGCAGGCGACAAAACCTCACGACGCGTCGGCGTTCGTTCGAGAATTCGCAGCCGCACGGCCGGATCGTGACGCTCACGAGGGCCGCCGATTCTGTCCGGATGTCCAGGCCTTCCGATACCACGATCGGACGCGCACGGCCTCGGCCTCGAGCGACTGCCGATCACAGAGCGTCGCGAGGGCCTCGAGCTCGTCGAGCTCCGGACGCACGCGGCCGGCGTCGATCGCCGTGGCGAGGGCCTCGACGGCCTCGCGCACGCGGGCCCGCAGACGTCGACGGCCGTCGCTCACGCGGCCGCCGCCTTCCGCACGAGCGCGACGAGCTCGCCGAAGGTGCCGACTGCGTCGGCCGCCTCTTCGTCGATGCTGATCTTGTGCTGCTCTTCGGCGATCATGACGAGCTCGATGATGTCGAGACTATCGGCGCCGAGATCCTCGACGAGCCGACTGTCGGCCGTGATCTCGGCTTCGTCGCGATTCAAGTACTCGGCCGTCGCCTGGCGCAGACGCCGCTCGAGCTCGTCGAGCGGCCGCGCCGGCTTGGGCTGCTGTCGTCGCATCGGGATCCCTTTCAGTCGTACCAGTCGCGCGACCGGGCCGCGACGTGCGCCGGACGGCTCACGGCCGGCGTCCCTTTACAGTTTGCAAAATGCACGCGGGCCTCGTCGATCTCCCAAATCGGCCGGCCCGTGCCGAGCTCGACATCGCGCCGTGTCGGCTGCGCCGGCCCGTCGAACGGAATCAGCTTCCCGCGCGCGACCGTCTGCGCAAACCAGATCGGCGCCCGGCACTTCCGCCGGCGACAGCGCGCCGCCGAGCGGCTCACGGTATCGGCCCATATCCGGATCGTGCGGCCTGTCATGGCGCCCGCTTGGCCTCGACCCATGACTCGCCGAGCCGCTTGATCACGCCGAGATCGTGCGTCTTGGCGGCCTCGACGAGCTCGCCGAAGCGATCCGGCTTGAAACACGCGAAGCAGCCCAGGCGCGCGAGGTTCGCGACGTCGCCGCCGGCCTTGTCGTACGCCGTGTCGTCGCACGTGACGGCCTGAAAGAGCGCGATCTGCACGCAGATCAGCAGCGCCCGCCAGGGATCCATCGGCCCGTACCGTGCCTGAGACAGCAGCAGCCGTTGATGCGTCAGGCACAGATCCGGCATGACGATCGTCGGCCTCTCCGTCACGCGCGCCCCTTTCGGGCCTTCGCCTTCGCCGGCGCCGCTTTCGTCTTGCCGACGAGCCGCGTCTTCATGCGTTCGGCTTTTTCCCAGGCCGCCAGGTCGAATCGGAATCGCTTGCCCGTCCGCGTCAAGTCAGCGCGCGAGCCGAGAGGATGCCGCGCGATCCCGTGCAGCGCGAGCACGGCGGCCGCGGTCGCGTCGCTGAGCTTGACGCCCGTTCGCTCTTGGACGTTCTTCACGTCATATTTGCCGAGGGCCTCGAGCACGAGCTCGGCTGTCAGCCGGGCATTCGAGACGATCGCCCTGATGAGCGCCGGCATCGCGGCGCGCTTCAGCTTGCCCCAGGCGAGATCGGCCTGCCGGCGTTTCTCATTCGCCGGATCGACGCGTCGCGCGCTCGCCGGTTCGCGCGCGTCGTCCTGCTGCAATTCCGGCCAGTGTTTCGCGCAGCTCTTGTCGCGGCAGACGTCGACGAGGCGCGTCGGGCCGGCGTGCACGACGACGGCCCTTTCGGTGTGATCGCACTTCTTATTCCCGACGCGGCCCGTCACGGGCCGATAGTCGCCGGCGGCCAGGACGCCCTTCGGCACTTCGAAGGCGCCCTCGGAGATCGTGAGGATCTTGCCGCCCGTGTCGTCGGCGCGCTTCACGAGGCCGGCGAGCTCCGGAATCGCCTCTTGCACGGCCTCGTCGCGCGGATCCGCGACCGTGTGATCTTGGATCCATCGTTGCAAGTCGCGCACGGGCCCGACGGCGTCGCGCAGCGCCGGCCAGTCGGCCGTCTCGATGCGCCGCAGCGCCTCACGCCCGAAGAGCGAGGTATAGCAGGCCGCCTGCAGGGCCTCGAGCTGCAGCCGTTCCGGCAGCCGCGACAGCAGCTCGGCCTGCTGCGTCGTGAGCGCGTCGGCGCCGAAGGCCTTGCGCGCCGTCGCGCCGAGGCTCGCCAGCTTCAGCCGGCGCCGCACGTGCGATTCCGGCAGCCCGATCCGGGCCGCGACGGCCGCCGGCGTGCGCAGCGCGCGATCGGCCGCCTGCAAGCTGGCGATGCCGTCCGCCTCGTCGAGCGGGTGCATATCCTTGCGTTGGATGTTTTCCTCGAGCGCGATCGCGAGCGCGTCGGCGTCGCTCAGCGTCCGGACGGCCGCCGGCACGCTCAACAGGCCGACGGCCAGGGCCGCGCGGTACCGCCGCTCGCCGCAGACAATGAGGTACTGCCCTGCCGCTTGCCCGACGTCCGTCTTCGGCCGCACGACAAGCGACTGCAAAATGCCATCCTTCGCGATGCTCGCCTGCAGCTTCGCCTCGTCGGCGTCATCATGCCGCCGCGCGCCTCGAGGATTCCGATCCCACGGCTTGATGTCGCTCACTTGGATCTGCTGCACGTCAACGGCTTCGATCATGACTCGCCCCCTTCAAATGGTAATGCCGGTTTTGGATTCACGTGGCCCCAGTCGTCGCCGTCGCGCTCGAGCGCCGGCAGGCCGTCGACGAGATCGGCCGGCGCCGTATAGCCGAGCAGGCCTGCGCAGCTCTGACAGCGTGCGATCTTCTGCGACGTGAGCAGGCAGACCGGGCTGCCGGCGACGACACGCTGGCCGCAGCCGTGACAGCCGATCTCGAGCCGCGCAATCGTCCAGACGGCCATCGGGTCAGCCCTTCGCGCCGCGCACGACCGCGTCGACCGCGCGGCCGACGAGGGCGCCCGAATACGGTAAGAGCGCCCGCGCGGCGTGCGTCTTGACGCGCTCGACGAGCTCGAAGCGGCGCCCGGCGTGCATCTGCTGCCGCTCGACGTGCGAGAGCTCGGCATAGGCGGCCGCGGCCAGCCGACGCAGCTCGGCGTGCAGCTCGGCCGCGCTGATCTCGGTCTGCCGGGCCCGGGCCTTCCGCGTCGCATCTTTCGCCCGCTGCGCGAGCACGCGGGCCCGCGAGGGCTGATGCTTCAGGTATTCCACGATCACGAAGCCGCCGGCCCCGTCGGCCTCGAGCCAGCCCGGCTCGCCGGACGGCAGCGGCAGCGCCATCGCGAAGAGCACGTCGGCCGGCCGGCGATCGCCTTTCAGGTATTTGACGCGCAGCGCGTCGACGTGTCCGTCGGTCAGACCGCGGTTACAGACGGCGTGCAGCTCGACGAGCAGCGCGAAGACGCGGCCGAGGCCGTTCGGGCCGAGCTGCCGCGCCGCGTGCAGCGTGCGGGCGTCGTCGTCGACGTCGTCAGACAGGCGGATCCAGGGCATCAGCGCGCGCCGAGCATAAAGGCACTATCTCGCACTGTCAAGACGTCACGCCGTCGCCTCGGCCGTCTGCGGCCAGGTGATCGCGTCGTACGGCGGCAGCGTGACCGTGAGCCGGCCGCCTTGTACGAGGATCTGCGCATCGGCCTCGGCCGCCACGGCTGGATTGTGCGTCACGAAAAACACGTGATCGAAGCCGCCGCGCTCGTGCACGCGCCGAAGCATCGTCATATAGCGCAGGGCCGTATCGGGATACAGCGCGCTCGTCGTCTCGTCGCGGAAGCACGTCCGGATCGCGATGCGACTGTGATCGTTCACGTGCAGCGCGAGCGCGCACTTCACGGCCTCGTCGACGAGGATCTTTTCGCCGCCGCTGAGATCGCCGATGTCACGCGCGTGCCGGCTGTCGGTCGCATCCCATACTTTCATCTCGAAGACTTCTTTAAGGCCGCCTTTCGCGCGCGCGTCCTGCGTCACGATCTCGATCGTGAATCGCTGCGAGCCGTAGCACGTCGCCAGCAGATCATTCGCCCGCTCACTCACGAGCGGGCCCGCGGCGTCGATCTCGAGCGTCGGCAGCCCGTCGCGTGACGTCGCGGCCGCCAGAAACGACCATTCGACGAGCTCGCGATCGAGCGCGACGAGCGCGGCCTGCACGGCCTCGAGCTCGACGCGCCGGCGCTGAAAGTCGTCGACACGGGCCCGGGCGGCCGCAGCCTCGGCGGTCAGCCGGGCGCGCATCTCTACGGCGGCCCGCTGCTCGGCCTCGCGCTGCGCGAGCTGCGCGATCGCGGCCGCCGCCCGGTCGGCGGCGCCGGCGTCGGCCGCGGCCTGGCCGGCGAGCTGCTCGAGCGCCCGCTCGGCCGTTTGGACGCGCTGCAGGGCCTCGGCACGCCGGGCCTTGATACCGTCGAGCCGGCCGACGTGCTCGGCCTGTAGGGCCGCTGCGGCCCGCTCAGCGTCCGCCAGGAAGTCGGCCCGGTCGGCCTCGAGCTGCTGCCGCTGCTCGGCCGCGATGGCCTTCGCGCTCGTCGCCGTGAGCGACGAGATCGCGATCGCCTTCGTGAGCTCGACGTCGAGCGCCTCGAGATCCTTCGCGAGCTCGTCGGCCCGATCCTGCGCCGTCGCCAGGCGCGCGACACGGTCGCGGGTCTTATTGCGATCATGATCGAGGATGGCCGCTTCGGTGTCATAGAGCGCCACGTCCGCCGCGCTCAGCGCGGCCCGTGCGATGCGGAAGGCCTCGACGGCGCGCGCGAGTCTTGGCTGAGCCTCGTCGCAGCGTCGCTGCGTCGCCTCGAGCGCCGGAATCGAGGCACGGGCCTCGGCCGCTTGACGGACGAAGGCGCAGGCCGCTTCGGCGCATTTCGCCCCGAACGGCACGCGGTCAATCAAGGCCGCCGAGGCGCGCGCCGTCTCTAGCGTGCGACTCACGTCGAGATCGTGCACGGCCTGCTGCGCCGCGTCGCGTTCTCGGTTCCCCTGATCGACGGCCGCCTGCGCGTCGGCCAGCGTGCGCCGCTGCTGATCGCGCGTTGCCTCGAGCTGCGCGAGCGCGGCGCCGGCGGCCTTGATCTCTGCGGCCCGCGCCAAGATGTCGCGATTGTTCGCGAGCCGCGCCTCACGGTCGGCCCTGGCGACGCTATGCGTCGTGCGCGCATCGCCGACGCGGGCCTCATGCCCGGCGTCGAGCGCCTCGTCGGTCGGCAGCCGGCGCCCCTGCTCGAGCAGCCGCTCGAGCAGCGTCTCGAGCCGGCCGGCCTGCGCACGGTTCGCCGTTTGATAGACGCCATGCTCGAGCACAAGATCGGCCTCGAGGCGCGTCACGTCGGCCTCGGCGCCGCGCTGCTGCTCCTGTAGACGCGTCCGCTCGGCGACGCGACCGGCGACGGCGTGCTGCTCGTCGACCGCGGCCGCGGCCGCCTGCCGGGCGTCGGCGACGTCGCGCACGAGCCGCTCGAGCCAGGCGCCGGCGTCGGTCAGCTCGACCTGTAGCCGCTGGCCGTCGGCCTCGAGGGCCGCGGCGAGCGCCGGCGCCGTCTCGGCGGCCAGCCGGGCGCCGAGTACCTCGAGCGCCGCCTTGCGTTTCTCGACGGCGCGCACGAGCTCGAGCGCGGCTATCGACCAGGCCTCATACTGGCCGAGGCCGAGCAGCTCTTGAAAGAGCTCCTTGCGCTCGCGCGCGCTCAGATCTGAAAACGAGCCGCGGCGATTCTGCGCCGCGAAGGCCGTCGCGAGCAGGACCGGCAGCGACGGAAACCGGCGATCGACTTCCGGCGCGTAGGTCGACACTTTGCCGTCGTTGAGCGGCCGCCAGCCGCCGGCGATCCACGCGGACAGCGTCGCCGCGCTCTTGTGCGTCTGCCCGTCGATATTCACCCGGGCCCGGTACGGCGTGTCGAGCGTATAGTCGGCTTCGATGTAGGCCTCACGCTGATTCGTGTAGTACGACAGGTCTTTCTCGCGCGTCGGGAATTGCCGATGCAGCGCCGCGATCGCGCATTCAATCAAGCCCGTTTTGCCTTCGCCGTTCGGGCCGACGATGGCGACGACGCCGCGCGGCAGCGTCGACGCGTCGAGCGTCACGGCCTCGCGAAACGTAAAGAGGCCCTTCACAGTCAGACGATCGAGTCTCATGATCGCTCCGATTCTTCGACTAATCGAAACACCTCGCGATCATTGACCACGTTCGGCCGCTCGCCAGGATTCAGAGCCGCATGAAGAAACCAGACAAAGGCCCCGCACGCGTCGCAGCGGTGCGTCTGCGTGCCGTACCACTTCCACCTATGAGGACTACCAGTCATCGGACACGGATCCGTCGTGCGCCCTGCGTCAATCTTTATCAGTGGAATTAGTGGAATTCTCATGGCAGCAGCTCCCGCCCAATTTCGGCAATGCGTGATAATGCCTCATGCTGCCAGTCTGCGCAAGGCCGATCGTCGAGCTGCGCCGCCTTGCCGGCCAGCGCCGGCGTCCACTCGAGGCCCTGCCGCCGGGCGTAGGCCTCGAGCTTCGCGACGAGCGTCGGCGCCGCGACGACGTCCGGCGCGCGGATCTCGCGATCCTGCGCCGGCACGGCCTCGATCTTCAGGCTACGCGCCTCGGCGAATTCGGCGTGAATGTGCGCGACGTTGAGCGCGGCCGCCTCGGCCCGTTTGTAGGTGTAGCGGACGCGCACGTCGGCGCCCGTGAACCTCGTCGGCAACGGATCGCCTAGTTCGATCGTGTGAACCGTGATCGGCGATCCGCCGACGATCCGATATGTGAACCCAAACGGCGAGAGCTCGCCCTCGATCTGAAACATCGCCGGCACGTGCAGCGGCTCGAACCGCCAGCCGTTGAACGCCAGGCCCGGGCCCATCCGGTTCTCGCGCCAGCGTGCAACGACGACGCCCTTCGGCTCGAGCTCGCCGAAGTCCATGCGGCAGATCGATCCGGCATAGACGGCGCGCCCGATCGCTTGATGCTTATGAATGTGATTCATCGCGACATAACAGTCGGGCGGCAGCCGCTCGAGCATCGCGGCGTCGAGCTCGATGTCATTCCCGATCTGCGGCTGTCCCACGCTCGAGATCGCGCCGGCGATATTCGCGTGCCCGGCGAAGACTTTCAGGGCCCACGGGCCCGCGGCCTCGAGCTCCGCGGCCGCCTGCACGACAAGGCCGTCGAGGGCCGCGCGCGCCGCCTGGCTGATCTCGTCGGGCGGCGTGCCGGCGGCGACGAGCGCGGCCTTGTTCGGATACGGCAGCGTGAAGACGGCGAGATCCATCCGGCGCGATGGCGCGTTGAGCGCATCGCCGTACCGATTCGGGCCGAGGATCGGCGTCTCGATCCGCAGCAGCTCCGGACGCTGCGACACGTAAATCGGGTGCAGGGTATTCAGCCGTGCGAAGACGTCGAGCTCGCCCGGCAGATCGTGATTCCCGCGCACGATCACGACCGGCGCGAGCTCGGCCATTGCGATCGCGCGCGCGTGCAGCGCGTTCCGCGTGTCCGGCTCGCTCACCGAATGAAATAGATCGCCGGGCCAGATCCAGGCGGCGAGGGCGCGCGCTGAGCCTGGCTCGCCGGCGGCATAGACGCGATCCGGCTCGACGTTCTCGAGCGCGATGCGTCGCCCGATGGCGAGGGCGGCGTCGAGCGCGGCGAGCTGATCGTGACTGCGGGCGTCGACGCGGGCGTGCGTGTCGCCGATATGAATGATCGCAATGCTTCCCGGCATGCGTTGCTCCTTGAAATTCCGAACTAATTATTGTTGCCGGCGACTTCAGCGCGGGCCCGGCTTGCGCCGGTGATCCCCCCGCGCCGGCAGATCAGCCGCCGGCAACAGGGAGATTAGTACTTGTCTTCGCGATCGAAAGGCAAGTCGGGCTCGGTCCCGTCGTCGATCCGCAGGGCCTTCAGCTCGAGCTGTCCGGCGTATTTCTCGCTCGGCTCGGCCGTGTAGCGAATTGGCAGCTTGCCGACGCGTGCCCGCTCGGCGGTCGCGGCGAGCTCGTCGGAAAACGTCGTGAGCAGCTTGCCGGCCGACGTCGTGATCTTGCGCAGCGTCCACGGGCCGCGGGCGCCCTCGCCCTTCCGCTCGACGATGTCGGCGACGGTTTCGCCGGCCGGCGGCGGCACGGGCGTCGACGGCGCCTGGCCGGCGTACTCCATTTCGACGATCCAGGCCTCGCCGGCGCGCGTCTCGAGCGCGACGAAGACGGGCCGGCCGGCCGTGCAGACGTGCGCGGCCGCGCCGGCGAGCGTGTCGTCGGCGCGGCAGAGCTCGCCGCCATCGAGCACGACGGACGCGCCGCCGGCCTGATGCGAGTCGACCTTGATCACCGTACGGGCCCGGCGCGCCGGCTCGGCCGGCGTCGAGGGCTCGGCGTGCCCTGAATCCGACGCCGGCGCGCCCGGCTCTCCCCCTTTCGCCGGCACGTCTTGCGCCGCGTCGACGTCGGGCCCTTGCGCGACCGGCGCCGGATTCAGGGCAAGCTGCGGATAGAGCATCGCGAGCCCGCTGAGGTTATTCATGGTGACGAGCCGCTTGATCTCCGGATCGCTCATATCCGGGACGTACGTCATGCGGAAACAGACAAACGGCTTGCGCAGCTCGGCGAGCGTGTAGACGTGCCGCAGGCCGATGTCGCGGATCGCGCGATTCTTCGCGGCCGTCTCGGCGCGCTCGACGACCTTCTGCCGGGCGGCGCGCACGCGCTGCTCGGACCAGCCGCCGACCGACCAGTCGAGCTCGTCTTTCTTCGAGCCGGCCGAGAGCGCCGCCTTGTTTTTCGTCATCAGCTCGGCCCAGGCCGCCGGCGTCCAGCCGCCGATCTGCTCGCTCCCGTCGCTGAAGTCGATCTCAGCCGTGCCCGTGAGATTCTGCACGGCGCCGTCGAACGTGCGATAAACGCCCGTCACGGCGAAGCGGCAGACGTGCGGCCGCCGGCCGTCGTCGACGCGGCCGCAATTCTGCGGCAGCCACTCGATGCCGAGCGCGTTGGACAACTTCCGCAGCCCGACCTTGTTCGGCGCGCGCTGATCGGCCTTCATGAAACTTCCGCGGTAGGTTTCGGCGCCGTTGCCGTATTGGTCGACGTCCGGCTCGAGCGTGACGACGGCCATCGAGACGGCGAAGCCTTCGGCGAGATGGCTCGGCCGCTGGCCCCACGGCGACAGCACGGTCGCGACTCTTGTCATTTCCTGCATGCGGGCCGTGACGGCGTCGACCGTCGTCAACAGGCCGGCGACGACGGGCTCGAGCGGGCGCCCGGGCTCGAGCGTGGTAACGGGCGTTTTGGCGAGTGTGGTATTCTGCGGGCTCATTCGGTTCGGTCCTTTCGCTGCTGCGGCGTTTGGCTGATTCGTCCCGGGCTGCTCGGTTTCACCGACCGAGCGGCCCTTTCTTTTTTCTATCGGGCTGCGGTCGCGCGCCGCGGCCGCTTGGTATTCAGATCATCGCGGTAGAACGATTCCGACTTGCCGAGCGCGGCCGCGATCGCGACGACGACGGGCGGATTGTGAAACCGGCCGGCCAGGCAGCGCGCGACCGCGTCGTAGCTCAGCGCCGGCTGCGCCGGCTTTTGTTTCGCGCGCCAGGCATTCGCGGCGCGATGCACGTCGGCGATCCGCCAGCCGCGCGCGACGGCGTCGGACATCATCGCGGCCAGGTTGTACCGTTGCAAGATTCGCATAAGGGCCCCAGTCTTTCATGCACTATGCCGCGCTGTCAAGCGTCGCGGCGCCGGCGACGGATCGACGTCACGGTCGCGGGCGGCGCCGGCCGCCGCTGCGCCTTCAGGCGATCGGCCGCCGTCAGCCGCGCCGCCTCGCGCATGCCGATCTCGTGCGCCGCCCGCGCGAGCACGGGCTCGAGCGTCCGGTCGCAGTCGTTACAGACGTAGACCGGCTGTCCGCCGGCGTCGCGCTCGCGCCTCGAGCTCGCATGCGGACACAAGCCGCACGCGCGCCGCAGCCAGGCCCATAGGCTCACGAGGCACGCTCCCGCTCGACGACGAGCCCGCCGAGCGCGCGCGCCGCGAAGTAATCCCGCTTCGAGAGGCCGGCGAGCTGCGGATCGCTCGGCCGTGAGAGCATCGGAAACGCCGGGCCGCCATTTGTGATCATCGGTAGAATTTCCTCACGATGCGGAAGGCTGTCCGCGACAGAGTCCGATTGTAGATCCGCTGCACGAGACGCCCGCGCCGGATGGCGCGAGCGTCCCGATAGAGTCGCAGGGCTCGAAAGAGCCAGCCCATTACTTTTTTCGCGCCTTCCGCTCGGCCGCGATCCGCCGGCCGTTGTTCCGCCGCTGCATCGTCGTGACGGCGTCACGCTGGCGCGCGAACGCGTCGGCGACTTCCGCCGGCAGCGCGACCCGAATCGGCGGCACGCCCGATCGGACCACCTGCAGGAAGATCACGTCGCGCGAGATCGTGCGCTCCTTGCCTTTCTTGTCGAGCGTCGTGTGCCACTGGCGCGCCGTCGTCACCGTGTAGAGCGTCGAGCCGCCGACGCCGAATAGCGGCATGACGGTAAAGATCGACGGCTTCGTTTTGATCACCTGCTGCACGCCGTCGAGCGCGCCCAAGATGCGATCGTAATCGTCCGGCAGATTGCCGGACGGCTGATCGCTGCGATCGTGTCGTTCGTTGTCATTCATTCGATCGTCCCTTCGTGAAAGGCTCGAGACGCGACCATGCGCTCGAGCTGCTGCTGCTGCTGTCGACATCCGGATCCCACGCATTCATACCGCAGCGGCCGACGTAGACCGTCCGGCCGCGATGCTGAATCGAGTACGCCGTGCCGCGCGCCCATCGCTGGCCGGTCTGCACGTTGCCGCGGTCGGCGAGGCGACACGCGAGCATCAGCGACGGCGCCGTGCCCTCCCACTCGCCGGCGACGAAGAGAAAGAAATCGCGGCGCGCGCTCATGACGCCCGCCGGCCGACGTTGATCCGGGCCGAGCTGTAACCGGCCGTCCCGCGCATGTTCGGCCGGCCGTGCGCCCATGCGCCGGCGCCGTTGGCCGCGTAGAATCCGCCTTCGTAGCTGATCGCTAGGCCCATCGCGCGGCCGAGAGGGCCCGCGTATTTCTTTGCCAGCCGCAGCGCGCGCGCCGCGCTCAGCGTCGGCGGATTCGACAGATCATCGGCCGTGAAACTCCGCGCGATGCCCGTCCGCCGAACGCCGACGATCTCGCGCGCGATCGCGATCAGGCCGTCCGCCTCGTCGGCCGTGCAGCCCGTTCGCCCCATCATTGCCGCCCGCGTCTTGTCGATTCCCATGCCCTGATCGTATACGCACTGTCCGGCACTGTCAAGCGTTCATTTCCGCGGCCGCGGCGCGCCGGATCTTCTCCCTAGCATGGTCCTGGCAGAGATGGCCGAGCCCGATCCGGATCTGCTCCGAGATCCGGATCGGTACAGAGAGAGAAAGAGAGGGGTACGGCAGACTCCGATCCGGAGTCCGCCGCGGACATTCGTCGACGAGGCCCGGTTTCATTGGCTGCGCTGATCCGATGGCACGCGACTTGATCCACGCGCGGCAGCCCATAGCCCTGTGGAAAACCGGCGATCCGAGCGGCCGCGCGTGCTGTGGAAAACCTGTGGAAAACCTGTTAACCAACCAGGTTGTAAATCAGGCCGAGCGCCGCAGGTAGCGGAGCGGCCGCGTGTCGTACCGCCAGTCGCTTTCGGGCGTCCGGATGGCGCGGAAGTCCTTCGCGCAGCCGTGACAGAGAAAGCGATCGCCGCCGAGCGGCTCGAGCGGCAGCCGGCAGTCGCACGCCGGGCACTTCGGCGGCACGGCCGGCGCCGTCACCTGGCGCCGCCAGGTGCGCAGACGTTCAAGGAACGGCATGCCGGCATTATAGCCGGGCCCAGGGCCGACGATCGAGGCCTGGCACGAGGGAAACGCCGTAGCCGGCGCCGTGCGCGCGCCTGATGCCGTCCTGGCCCGTCCACGGGCCGTCTAGACGGGCGGCAGCTCAGGCGGATCCGGCCGGACGGGCGCGCCCGGGCCGGCCGGCGATCCGCCCGCGACGGTCGGTACCGTCGAGACAGCCGCGGCGCGCTCGGCGGCGATCGCCTCGAGCTCGGCCGTCGCCTGCGTCACGAGATCGCCGAGGGCGACATTCAGCTCGTCGTCGGTCGCGGTCGGATGCGCCTGCCGAAAGAGGCCGACGACTTGCGTCGCGGCGAGGATGCCGGCCTGCACGAGCGGCTGCGCCGACGTCGCGAGCGCGACCCATTTCGCGATGGTATCCGGATTCATGATCCCCCCAGGGCTTTCAGGATGGCCTGCGCGTCGACGACGAGCGCCTGCGCCTTCAGGAGCGCCGGCTCAGTCGCCGGCAGGTTCGCGGCCTGCAGCGCCGCGACGACGGCCTGCGCGGCCGCCAGGTAGCCGGCGGCGTCGGCCGGCGCCGGCGCGCCGGGCGTCCAGAGCTGCAGCGCGTGCGCCGCGCTGATCTCGGCCTGCTGCGCGGTCGCGAGCGCGTCGAGGAAGGCGACGTGCTGCGTCAGCGTGATCCGGTTCGCCTTGAAGACGGCGAGCTCGGCGAGCCGCGCGTCTTTCATGACGACTTCCGAGGCCGTGAGCGTCGTCACGGCCTGTTGCTTCAGCGCGAGCCCGCTCGAGGCGCAGCTCGAGGCGACGACGAGCAGGCAGCCGACGACGATTGATCGCGGAATGATCGGATTCATGACATTTACCCCACTAACCCGCCGTATCCGGCGACGGCCGCGGCCGCGCTCACGGCGCCCTCGAGACAGCGCGCGACCGCGACGCCCCAGTCGTACGGCACGCCGTCTTTCCGCTGCATGTAGGCCCGCAGGTCGACGGCGAAGCCGGCCAGGAAGCCGCCGAGGGCGGCCTTCGTGATCGGATTGACGAGAAACGCGTGCATCGGATCTCCTTGTGAGGTTTACCGCGGGCGTACGAAGACGGTCGACGGGCCGGCGGCGATCGCATGCTCGTAGACGCCGTCGCCGTTCACGCTCGAGCCGTCCGCGGACGTATTGCCCGCGATGCCGGCGAGCGGCGCCGTCGCCGTCACAATGCCGACGTGGTGCGCGTGCCCGGTCGCGTCGAGAAAGAAATACAGATCGTCGACCGCTGGCTCGAGCACGCGAAAGCCTTTCGCGTCGGCATCGGCCAGCTTATCCACGCAGGATCCCGTGCGCAGCGTCGGCGGCCGGCCGTCGTACGCAATCGACTCCACGAAACTTTCAAAGTCGCAGCACCACGGATCGCCAGGGCGGCCGTCGGTGAATCGCTGAAAGAAATCGACGAAGGCGCCGCGGTTTGGGCCTTCCGTCTCGCGCACGAAGAGGAAGTGACGCGCGACCGCTGAGAGGCTCGCCGGCATTAGTGCGTCGCTTTCTGCAGCTCGTCAACGACGATCTTCCGAGCGGCCGGGCTGCGTTTCACTAATTCCTCGAGCAAATGCTCGATGCGGGCGAGGGTGATCGCCGTGACGGCCTCGGCATGCCGTGCGCGCCGCTCGAGCCACGCGTGCGCGATCAGCGTCGGCACGGTCAGCGCCAGCCATAAAGAGAACCAGATCACGGGCGATGCCGTCGACCGAAAAGAAAATTAACGCCGCTGATTAGGAGCTGCGCCAGCACCGTAAGGGCGATGCTCCGGTTAAATAGTTGATTCGCGGCCGTGTCTTTGCCGATGTTCGCGATCTCGGCGTCGATGTTCGTCAAGCGGGTATCGAGCACGGCGATCCGCGTGTCCGGCTTCGAGCCCTCGAGCTCACTCAATCGGCGATCGAGGTTATTAATTTCCCAATCGAGCGGCGACTGCTGGCCGCTCACGAATGGGTTAATGAAGGTGCGAGAGGTTTGCGCGACCGCGGTCGGATGGACGCGCACGCCCGCGACCACAAGCCAGGCCGACCACGGCGCGAGCACGACCAGTACCGGCAGCACGAGGAATTTCTTCAAGAAGACTTCCGTCGTCGTGACGATCGTCCCGACTGCCAGCATGGAAGGCTAGCCTATGACACGCGCACGCTGCGGCCGGGTTATGCCGTTGGAAAAACCCGGGCCGTTAGGGCTTCCGCCGGCGCGCGACGTGGCCCTCGGCGGCCTCGCGCGGCGCCGCGCGCAGCAGCGCGGCCGTCGGCCGCAGGTACCGCAGCACGGCGACGGGCTGCAGCATTGTCTCAGCGGCCTCGAGCGTCTGCTCGAGCACTTTGTACTGCGCGTCGGTCAGCGCGAGCTGCTGCGGGCCCGGCTTCAGGGCCCGGGCCTCTTCGACGTACGGCGCCCAGGACGTCGTTTCGTCCGGCGTGCTGATCTCGTGAAAGAGCTCGAGGATCTCGAGGTTCCGATTGATCTGATCGGTCGACCGCTGCTCGGCCTTGCAGTTGAAGGCGCAGTAGAGCCAGCGAAACGCGAGCGCCTGCTCGGCCTGACGACTGTCGAAGCGAATAATCCGCATGATCTACTCGTAGGCCGTGACGAACGGCTTCGGCGCCGAGCAGGCTTTCTGCGGTTCGCTGTCGACGCTCGGCAGGTGCGAGGCGCAGAATTGTACGACGTGCCGGCCGGGCCCGACGATCGACAGGTTGATCCACTGGCTCATACCGACGCAGTCATTGGCGACGATCGCGCCGCCCGGCGCGCCGGCCGCGCAGAAATGCGGCCCGGGGTCATCGCAGCCAAACCAGCCGGCGCCGCCGCCGAAGCCGTAGTATCGGCAGACGTCCGATCGATAGACCGGCCAAGCGCCGCCGACGTACCGCCCGTCAATGAAGATCGACTTTTCCGGCGTGAACCCTTCGCCGATCGCCCATCCCCCGACCCATAGCATAGGCGTGCCGTCGAGAAAGACGTACGGCTTGGCAACGTCGACGGCGGCGGCCATCCGACCGAATCCGGCTTGTGCGTGCGCCGGGCGCGCGCCGGCGATCAAGGCGATGATCATCAGCAGGCCGATCGCGGCCTGGCGTGTGCGTCGTGCGAATCGTGGCGTCATGGTCTGTATTCTCTCCCGCTCGAGAGCCTATAACGCGGTATGCCGCACTGTCAAGCGGCGCGCCGCTCGAGCGCCTCGAGCCGGGCATCGTGGTCCTGCCATCCGGCCGTGAGCGCCGGAATGAGCTCGACGGCGTGCGTCATCCACGGCCGACGGACGTCCGGATTCGTGGCCCAATCGGGATCCCCCGCCGTCACGATAAACGGCGCCTCGTGCATGACTTCCTGCGCGAAGAACATCGGGTACCGCATGCCGTCGGCCGCCCAGGCCGCATCATGCACGATCAGCCGTCGTAGCAGCGTCAGATCCACGCATCGGCCGTGATCACGCTTCAGCCGTTGATCCGACGTGGTATTGAACGCGATCGTGGTGCCGTTGACCTGCGTCACGCTGCCGTACTCAGCCGCGCTGGAGTTGCGAAACGACATCAGGTAATCACCGTTACTACCGTGTCGTTGGTAAATTGCCATCGGTGTACTCCCTGCTCCCGTCTGCGAAAACACGCTCAGGGCAATTCCGGAAGCATGGGTGAATTGCGAAACTCCTTCCGCCGTCACGCCGCCAGCGTTCACGGTGAGTACGGCGCCGAACGTGCCGGCGCCCGTGACGCTCAGACTCGTTCCGCCCGGGTCCGTCGTATTGCCGATCGAGACGCCGCCCGACGCGTGAAACCGAACGCGCTCGCCGCTATTCGTCGCGAAGGCGACGGCGTTCGTCGTCGCGAGATACATGCCGTTCGTCGGCACAGTCGACGAGGCCGGGATCAATGCGTTCGCGGTAATGTTGCCGACGAAGAGACTATTCCCGCTCAAGACGTTGATCGCGTAATTGTTCGTCGCGCCGGTCGGCCCGTCGACGCGGATCCCGCTCGCCGTCGTCGTGCCCGCGGCGGCCGCGAACGTATTGACGTCCATGCCGGCGGCGTCCGTCGTCGTCGCGCCGCCGTTCGTGATCGTGAGAATGATCCGCAGGGCCGCGAGCAGCGTGTGCGTGCCGCTCGCCGCTTCAACGATCGTCGGCGCCAGGCGGCATACAAACGCGTTGCGGCTCACGTCGGGCGACATCGTCGTCGTCAGCGACAATCCGGCGATGTATCCGAGCGTGTTCCCGCTATTCCCGGTAAAGGTGCCGGTCAGCGAAAACTGCGCGTCTGCCAAAATGCTGCCGACGCCGAGTTGATTATTGCCGGTCCCGATGAGAATGTTTCCGGTTCCGGCGGCCGTCGTCGTGCCGACGCTCACGCCGCCATTGAAGTAACTCGCCTTCGTCGTTTGATTGTAGAAGGCCCAATTCCCGGTGAACGTCGTATCGTCGCCGTAGAAGAATCCCGCCGAATTAGTGGAATAAGAACCGTAATCAATCGTGCCGAAGACTGTCAGCCGAGTCAGGACCGCGCTCCCGCCCATTGCGATCCCGGCGCCGTAGTACGCGCGCAGATTCGCCGTCGTCGTCGACGCGGCCGTCGTGATCCCCATGTATACGCCGGTGATCGAGGCCGTCGCGGCGCTGGTCGCGACGAAATTGCCAAACTGTAAACCGCTCTGTCCGGTTCCGCCTGATGGCGACTGCGCGACGTTGATCAGGATCGACCCAGTGGCGGAAGTACCCAATCCGACGCGGCCGCTGCTGTCAAGGTTAAATCCCGCATTCGCCGATACCGCATTCGTCCCGCTCGCGTACATGACGTTGCCGGCCGCCGCCGCGTCGGCAATCGTGAGTGTCGACGAGACGTAATTAATACTATTGCCGCGCGGAAAGGTGCCGGTCGCGGCTGCGCTGTTGATCCGAAAGCCTGTGGTCGCGTTGATCACGGGCGAGGCGATCGACGCGGCGAAGAATCCGACGCCGCCCTGCTGTACGAAAAATTCATCCGTCACGCCGGACGCGCCGCCGAGGATCTGAAAGTACCGCGAGCCGGCGCCGGCCGCGGTTTCGGTGAAGACGTGCGACACGCCGACAAATGACACGCCGCCGGCGTTCCACGTTTGCGTGATCGTGTGCACGGGCCGCGACGTCGTCGTCGTGCCGTTGGCCCACGTCCAGGCGGCCGAGGCCGTCTTTGCGCCGCTGTCGAAGACGTCGGCGTACTGCGTTTCCCAATTATTCGCCTTCGTCGCCGTGACGACGTCGCCCGTGACCCAGGTTGTCGGTACGTAAGGGCTGCTCATGATTTAGGATCCTTCGTCGTCGGCGGCCGCGGCCGCGCGCGAGAGCTGCGCCGGATGCTCGCCGAGCGCCAGCAGGGCGAGCTCGAGCCGGCTGATCGCCAAGACGATCGGCGTCGGCAGGCCGCCGACATAGCCCGCGATGAGCGCGTCGACGTCGGGCCCCAGGGCGGCCCGCTCGTCGGCGATCTTCGCGCGGATCGCCGGCTCGTCGGCGCCCTCGAGCCAGTGCACGAAGTCGAGGCGCGCCGTCTGAAAGGTGTCCTCGTCGGCAAACGAGGCGATCGTCGCGCCGCCGAATCGCTTCACGACGATCGTCTTGGCGCGGATCGCCGCAATCATCTCGGCAATGTGTGCGGCCTTCAGCGCGAGCTCGTCGAGGCGGATCGGCATGGCAGTTAGTCCCTACGCGGGCGCGAACGTCAGATCCCAGGCGAACGTAACCTCGATCGCCGATGTCTTGACGATCGTCGCGGCCAGCACGACGCGCGCGAACATCGTGCCGACCGACGCCGCGTTGAAGAGGCCGGCCTCGGCGAGCGTGTTCCCGTTGGCTTGCGTGGTCGGAAGGAAATATTTCACGGTGAGCTCGGCCGTGCCCTTGATCGTCTGCGTCACGGCATCGCGAAAGACTTCGGCCGCGAGCGTCGTATCGGTCGACGCGACGGGCGTCGTGCCCGTGCCGACCGCGAAGTACGTCAGGCCGGCGACGGCGTCGCCGTTGAGCAGATCCCGAATCAGATTCAGGCCGGTAGTGACGACGAGATTATGCTGCCGCTCGACGCGCAGGACGCGTCGCGTCGCGGCGTCGACCACGCAAACCGTCACATTGGCGCGGATCTCGAGGCCCTGTCGCATCTCAGCCGATCTCCCCATAGCCGATCATCATGAAGCCGATCCGCGTCTCGACGCCGCCCGTCGTCGCCGTCAAGACGTCGTGCACCGTCACGCCGTCGATCACGTTCCGCACGAGCAGCAGCAGATCACTCGCCGGCGACATCGCCTGAATCCGCGCCTGCGCCAGTCGCAGGAAGTACTGAATCCAGCCGCCGACCGCCGTGCCGCTGGCCGCGGTGATGGTATACCGCCAGCGGCCGATCCCCAAGTCCGCCGTGTGTACGGACGTGATCAGGAATTGCCCGGAGACGCCCTCGCGCGTGCGCGTCACGGTTAAGAGCTGGCCGGCCCGGGCGCCGGGCGTGTCCGTCGAGATCGTCAGGATCGTTTTAATGGGGAATTGATCGAGCAGCGCCAAGACGGACATTTGCGCCAGGTCCGAACTATTCACCTGCGGCTGATTCTCGATCGCATCGTACCAGCCGGTCCCGCCCTCGACGGCGCGCCGCGCGGCGATCGAGCTGTCGTTCTGACCGAACGCGAGGATCGGAAACAGGCCGATGTAAATCACGGCGAGCGTATCGGACGTCGTCAGCGCGCTCGCGCCCGTGTCTTGATTGATCTGATTCGTGTTTTTCGACCAGTACCAGTCTTTCCCGCTGTCGACGCCGCGAATGCCGACCGTCTTGCTGCTGCCGTTGACGGTGATCGTCGGTACGCTGTTGAGGGGAAATTTCGTGGTAAAGGTTTGGCGCGTCCCATCCCCGACGAAGTGCTCAGTTTGCGTGTTCGTCGTGTCGTTGCCGGCGCGCACGTACTGCCGGTTCCGATACTGATCGCGGCCGATCGACCGCGTCAGGGTAATGAAATTCGCCGCCGCATCGGTGCAGGAAAACGCGCAGACGATCGCGGCGCGCGATCGGACGTGCAGCACGAGCAGCTCGTCGATCCACCAGCCCAGGCCGAGCAGCGTGCAGAGCGCGTCGAGCGCGTCGCGCACGTACAGATAATTCGCGACGAAGGTCGGAATCACTGTGACCGTCGGACAATCGACCGTGACGCCGTCGACGTCGAGGCCGCCTTGCACGACGAGATCCGCGACGATAAAGGCCGCCGTCTGCGCCGTGTAAATCGTGGCGACGATCTTCCGGTCGGCGAGCTGCGACCGATCGACGCAGGTCAGCGTGACGAAGACGGTATGAATTGACTGCGCGGGCCCGTCGTCGTCGACCGGCCAAGTCGCGTCGACTTTGTCGATCGTGCCGCCGAAGACGTGCACGCTCTGCGGATCGTACAGGTCGATCGCCTGGCCCGCGCTCGGCATCGGCAACAGGCCGAGGAAGCCGGCGACGTCGACGAGCCGGATCGTGACGGTCGACCGTGCGCTCAGATTGTCGGTAAAGGCGATGCCGGTCGGATCGACGATGTAATCGGTATAGTCGACGCCGGCGATCCGCAGCAGCTCGCGCGGCCGATCGGACCCGGCGCCGGTCAGCGCGACCGGGCCGAGCGTGACGGCGAGCGTGCCCGTAACCGAGGCGCCGCCGCTGCCGCCGAGCGTGACCGGATCGAGCGTCCCGCCTGGCATGTTACTGCAGCGTTCCCGTCACGAGCGCGCCGGCCGTCGCCGACGGCGTCACGGCCGACAGCGTCGGCGTCGACGTGCCGGTGACAGCCGCGGCGCCCGTGGCCGACTCCGTGACGGCGCCGAGCGTGGTCGCGAGTGTGCCGGATCGGATCGCCCGTTTGTAGGTCGCGATCGCGGCCGTCCATTGCGTGATCCCGGTCAGCGTCGACGACCAGGTGCAGCTCGACGTCTCGGTCGCGGTGACTTCTTTCTCGGCGCCCTCGTGCCCGACGAAATTATTGACGTCGTTTTGCACGCCGATCGCATCGGTGTAGCCGCTCGGCGGATTCGAGATCGCCGCATTCGAGCTCGTGCCGTCGAGCGTCGTCACGGCCGCGACGACGTCGGCCGGAAAGCCGTTAGCGCCCGTGGCCGTCACGCTCGATTGCGTCGATCCGACGTGGCTCGCCGTGCCGCTCTGATCAAACCAGGTCGTGAGATCGAGATCGCTCCGCTCAGCGACGCTGCAGACGATCGTATGACCCGTCGTCCCGACGTGCACGGTGATCGTGAAGGTGCCGCTGGCCTTCGTGACGTGACAAGAAAAGATCGACGAGACGATCGCGTCGGCGCCGGGCGTGCCGATGCCGACTTCGGCGTCCTTCTGATAGGTGTTTCCGCCCGTCGCTTGATTGTCGGTGACGCTCGAGATCGACGTATTGCTGTACGCCGAAATGTGCAAAATGAGGTGATTCCCGACGACGGGCGTCCCGGTCAGCGTGACGGCAAGATTGCCGTTGCCCGTGACGCTCTTCGTTTGAACGATCGACGCAGACATCGGCGCGCCTTACGCGTTGCCGTCGGTCAGTGTGAACGTCGAGATCGTGATCGTCTGCCCGTCGGCGACGACGTTGTTGTCGAGCGAGAGATCGCCGCTGCCGAGGCCGACCGTGCCTTGAATGTGACAGGTCGATCCGCCGGAGTCGTAGATCCGGAAATGGGCGATCGTGCCGCCGCCGCCGCTCGCCGTGCCGCTCCAGACGCCCGACTTGGCCTTCGCGCCGCTCGCCGCGGCCGCCATCCAGTCAGATGGCAGCGTCATGCTACAGAGCACGGTCCCGGAATCGGCCGCGCCGCAATTCGCCGGCGGCGCGCCCGTGCGCAGCTTCAAGATCGGCGACGTGCCGATCTCGGTTTCGATCGCGTCGAGCCGAGAATTGCGCGTGGTGGTCGCAAGTTGTACGGACATCAGATCATCCTCTCCAAAAGCGGGTTAGGTCGGCACGCCCATCAGACGCGTAATCTCGCCGGTATGCTCGATCACGACCATTGTCAGCAGCCGGCCGTCGACGTTCACGGCGAGCGGCGTCTGCCGCACGCCGCCGCCGCCGCCCGCGGCCGCCGGTGCGCCGCCGCGCATCATCTCGTCGTAGCGATCGAGCGGCACGACGGCTTCGGGCCCGGCTTCGCCGAAGAGGCCGAGCATCGGGCCGAAGGTGATCCCGCCTTCGGCGAGGCCGGGATACAGCGCCTTGTACTGCGTCCACGCGTTCGGCTGATTCGCCGGATCGTTCGGATCGATCCCCTCGGCGACGAGCTCTTCGAAGAGGCGATCGGCCTCTTTCCGCTGATCGGCGATGTTCGCCTGCTCCGGATCGCCCGTGCCTTTTGACTTGTACAGTTCCCAGGCGAGGATCGCGGCGCCGATGCCGGTCGCGACCGACGCCCATACGCTCACGGCGGCCGCGCCGTCGCTCGCGATGGCCGCGCTCGAGGTAGCCGACGTCGCCTCGGCCGTCGTGGCGG